ATATTATATTTCTGTTTGACGGCTTTAACATAATTTATTTTAACCTCTAAAATTGTAAAGCCTGCAGGCGGGCTGCTTACTTGTTTGTCAAAAACAAAGCTGGTCCAGTTGCTATTTTGAAAGTCGTTAGCAATCGTTTCAATAAATGTGCTAGTAGGCGCAGACGCAGCGCTAACCCATAGCAAAGTATTTAAATCTAACACCCGGTAGCCAGTGCCTCCATCCCTTAAATAAATTGTAATTGCTACATCGGATTTATCCTCTGGGCCCGTTGGCGATGTGGTAAATGTATGCCGTGCAAATTTAACAGCAAAGCGGATTCTTAAAGGTGCTTCGTCTGGCGTTGTGCCAGTTGGCACCCCTGTAAATGTTTTGGCAAAAAAAGTATCGGATTGGTTTGCGTATGTTCTGTATGCGGTAGCACCTAGCATTCGCTCCGTGTCAATTTGCACATACTTAGCAGCTGCCTGGTAGCTTAGTGATGGCTTGGCTATCCATTGCGGGCGCACGTCGTTACCAAGTTGCACAGCGTGCGTGTAGGTACCGGTTCCAATATATTGCAGCGTGTAATTAAACTGCCGATAGGCAACGGTAGAATCTAGGTACTCAGTTGCAGAAACAAGCCAATACTTTCCAATCTCTAGCATAAATCTAGCCTGCAGGATTTCGCAAACTTGTTCTAGCGCAGCCTTGCAATCCATCATGTTGCTCTCAGCATATTGGAAAGCAGAAATGTCGGTAGCTTTAATGTCTTTAAATTGGTCGTAATCGTCGACAAATGTATTTAGATCAACCTGCAAAAGGTCCAACCCTTTGCGTGTAGCATCCAAAGAAAACGGCGCAACAGCGTCCCTAAAATAATCTGTTTCAGTTCCCGCTACAACCCAATAATCTTTGAGCGCCAACTCATCCAAGCACCGACGAAATAACTGTGCTATAGTTATTTTGCCATCGGTAAACCACGAAGAGTCTACCTTGTAGCCGCTTAGCAATTCTAAACCATCCACAGCACCCAAAGAAATAACAGGCTTGGCTTCTATGGCTTCGCGTTGGAATGTCATTTGATCTGCAAGAACTCGGCCCACGTGCACCAAAGAATTATCTTGATAGATAAGCACAGCCCAAAATTGTTCCGAGGTTGTGGCTATGGCTTTGAACTCGCCCAGTACTGTGTTGGATGGCATTACCCAAAAAGATGTGGAGCGTGAAGGTCGGATGGCATTTTGATAGAATGTGTCGCCCTGGCCTTCGCGTTCTATTTCGTAGCCATTGCCTGCAAGTTTTAACTCTGTGCCACCTGCGCCCGACCCACTCGGTGCATCCCAAATTTCAACGCGATGCAGTTTGCCTGTCACGGAATAAAACGAACCAAAGTATTTTCTAGCCACGGCGTGCGTCTTTATTATATCTTTCTAAAACTATAGCCAAGTCTCGGCCCTGAATTGTAGTGCTTGCCACAAACCCACTGTTGTTATTTATGTTTAGCATCCCTTTCAATTTGTCAAGTGGTGCAATCACCTCAGGGTTAGAACTTGCGCCTGGGTATTCACCAACAAGCCCCAACGTCGGACCGCTAACAATACCACCCTCGGCAAAGGCTTTAACCTCTGGCCCTTGCTTTAACGAATTGCGCACAATGGTTGCGCCTGCAATCAAAGCAATACCAGCCGCCGCCGCCGCTGCTGGGTTTGTTAAAACTAATTTTTGGAAAGCTTGGGAAGCCAAAGCTGTAGCAACTAAAGCCTTACCCAAAGAATCCATGAAAGCAGCAATAGCGCCGAGCATGTTTTTACCGAAGTTTTTGCCCGCCTCTTTTTCGCCTGTTGCTAGATCACCAAGGAACTGACCAAACGACGCGGCTGCATCTGCTTGCAACGTAGCAAAAGCAGAGTTTAAAGCCTGCGTTGCTTTTTGTATATCTTGTGCCGCTTTGCTATAGCTTACTGGATTTATTTTTACGTCTAAATATACGGGCGTGTTTGCAGTGCCGGCTTGTAGATTTTTGGCCGTTAACTTCTTAGACTCTTCAATAATGGCCCGCTTTTTATCTTCGTGCTTTTGGTATTGTTTAATCCTAAATTCTTCGGCCTGCACTTCGCCGCTATGCTTGGCGTGTATTGCATCTATGGCATCGTCAAACTCTTTTTTTAATAATTCTTTTTTCTTTTCCCTGCGCTTTTCTGCGTTTTTAATTTGCGACTGAGTTGTAACTTCATCAATTTGATTTTGAATCGCAGCAATATCTCGCTCGTATTGCAAATAATCTGCTGTGCCTTTTTTAAAGGTTGACAACATTGCCATATAATTGGCTTTGCGCTTTTGTAAAAAATTAATTTCTACCTTAGCCAATTCAGCATCGCTGGCTCCTTTTAATTTAGCGGCATCTAATTCTTTTTTTAATAATTCATCAGAGATTTGCTGCCTTATTTCGCTAGTTTCTTTTGCACGTTTTGCGCTTTTTTCGTAGGCCTTTGTAAGATTGTCAACCTCTTCTGTGGCTTTTTTACTTTCCTTACTAACGCTAGAAATGGCAGCGGCAACCAATCCAATACCTATAATAATAGCACCCGCACCCGTAGCCAATAAAGCTATAGAATAAGCACGAGCGGCAACAGTTGCCTGCCCCATCACGTAAGACTGTATTCTAGTGGCTGCCGTTTGCACCCCAACCATAAAAGCACTTTCAGCTTGTAGAGCGTTTTGTATTGCTTGAACTCCATTAACCAACGCAATCGCACCTTGGAGCTGCGCCATTGTTTTCTCTAGGTCCTCAGACTTAATGCCGAGCATAGCAGTCGCACCCTCTACTGCACCAAAGGCCCCAGCAACCGCATTCACTCCACCTAGCACAGCATCTAGCCTTCTAGTGTCACTGGCAAAGTACCCAACCTCAGCCCGTGCATCGCCAATGCTGTCTTTAATTCTACCTGCTTGCTTTATTATTTCATTTGCAACCCCGGCAAACTCAGGACCCAAAGCCCTGGCCTCCATGGCTAGGTTTGTCAACTGCCGAACAGTTCCCGCCGTAGGGTTTTTGGTGGCAATAGACGAAAGCCTATCCTGTATGCTTTTGGCGGTTTCTGCGGCCGCCTCGCTCATTTTTTTGCCGCTCGATTGAACTACACTGACGGCATCGTTAAAACCTTTCTGCAGCTTTTCAATGTCTGCGCCGATTACTATGTTTAAAGACCTTGCCATTATCTAGTATAGTTAATTATAAAGTCCTGAGAAATTTGATAGATGCCAGCAAAGCCCGCTTCGTCGTCGGTTAATTGCACCTCGCTGTCAAATTCAATCGCTTGGCATTTAACTGTATTAAATATGGCCGGCAATGTTGCCGCCTCAAATGCAGCCCTCACCTTTTCCGCTACAGCTGTGGCGCTTGCAAACGTGGTGCCAAAACTATTAACCTGCACCCGGGCAAAATCTGTACGGCTGTGGCTTGTATTGGTGGGCGATGCAATAACGCTGACAAGGTTGTAACTGATTGCAGGAAATGCAGACTCTTGCGGGATTCGTAACGGGTTTATCCTAGTGCTAACTAACGCCGTGAGCGCTGAGTAATTGCTGAGGATGTTGTAGGCTATTTTAATGGGGGCGCTCATGCTATCGCGTCTGGTGTAAGTTTATCAAAGACATGCGAATATAACTTAACTGCTTCGTGTATTGATATAAACTCGGGCTCCTCCCATGGAAAAGTTAACAAGCGTTTCGGCTCGATGGGCTTTTTTAGGTGTGGTGCCATGGTTGTGGCAACGGCCCAGCGTGTAATTTCCCACTGATTGCGATAGGCTTGCGTCTGTGCCTCACGCATTCCCTCAAGTTTTAAGCGCCAATAACGCGGGGTGCATTTCCAAAATTGAGCCTCAGTCAAACCTAACTCCCCATAACTGATGCGCTCAACTTTACGCCAAGTTAACGGTGCGCTGTCGCCCTTGGCTTTTACTTTCCCTCGGGTTCGTCGGTTGCGAAAAAGTCTGTAACGGCTTGTGTAAAAGCGTCAAGTGCTGGCGATAGTTCGCTAAACTTTGTAATGGCTGCGCCTAGTTTTTGAACAGATGCAAATGGTGTCTTTT